TGGCAGAACCAGCCCGAGACGAAGGACACCACATGGGAGGGCACGGAGGACCACGTGACGGCCGGCATCGAAGTGGACGGGCGCAGCCCCAAGGAGGTGAAGCAGCTCATCCGCATATGCCGCCAGGCCGTAGCCGCCGAGATTCGCCGAATGGCCGAAGCCGGTGAAGACATCCCCTACCTCGACAGCGTGCAGGCTTCACAACTTGCCTGGGACTGGATGAAACCTTGTTATCACCAGACGCTAACTTACCAAGTCACCATCTATAACGAGTAAGACTATGGCAAAGAAAGATGATCAGAAAGAGCAGAAGGCAATCGCCCAACCTATAACAGACAAAGGCACTCATACCTTTCCCTGCGTGTTACGTGCATCCACACCAGAGGCTCTGTCTGAGCTGTTGGACAATCTGACCGCGCCGAAAGGTGCCACTCTCTACACTGGATGTATAGCCAGAGACATGAGCGATGGTCAATACATCATTCGAGTAGATGTTAAACCTACATAATAATAGTATATATATGACACTCAAAGGACAGAACTTACGCATCTATACCTATGAAGGAGGTGACAAGTACAGGGTTGTGGCCATGTCCACCAACTGCACGATCACGCTGACAGGTAATTCTGAAGATGCCAGCCATAAGGACATTGTAGGCATGGCCGCTGTGCCTACAATCGTGAGCAAGGGGTGGAGCGTCAGCGTGGAATCACTTGACGTGACCGACGTTGCATCAATGTTGGCAGCCATCAAGAGTTTCACGCCGTTCACACTTCGATGGGATGAGTCATCCACAACGGACAACCAGACGGAAGTTGGCGCAGCATTCGCACACACAGGCCAGGCATACCTGAACGACGTAGTCTTCCAGTGGAATGACAGAACTAATTCGACTAAACAGCTCCAATTTACGGGCAGCGGTCCTCTGACGAAGGTGACTGGAACTCCCGTCACGGAGGTGATACCTGCAAGTATGGCCTTCACCAAGGGCCAGTTCGTGCGGCTATTCATTAGCAATAATAACACAGACACACCGTCGCGTGTTGTGGCCGCCGCACGCCAGCTTTCTCTGCATGTAAGCTTGAGCCTCGAAACAGTAACCACCAAGGACACGGAAGGCGACTGGCTGGTGCAGGAACCCACCGCACTGAACTATGACATCACGTCGAACGCACTGGTGCGCTCTGGAGACACCATTACAAGTCAGGTCGGCGCACAGACTTTCGCTGAGATTGAAGAAATCTTCAAGGCTGCATTGTCGGTTCAATGGATGATAGCCAACGTGAGCGGTGCCAACCAGCGAACGAAGGGTGCTACCATCGTCAGCGGTTCCGTCATCGTCACGTCACTGGTGGCCAACGGTCCTAATCGACAAAGTGCCGACTATACAACCACGCTCACAGGCGTCGGAGACTATGTAGTGGCAGAATAATTCTAATCAGCCGCTCGCCAGTCCGTCTTCTTTACTGCCGGCTGGTGGGCGGCTTTTCACACACAAAACCCATCAAGCAACTATGATCCACGAAGAAATCACCCTCGCAGGCAAGCCCGTCACACTGGGCTACTGCTACGCAACTGAAATCGCCTACAAAGACCTGTCGGGCGAAGACATCACCGACATCATCCAGGACACCATCACCGGCATTAACGCCACGCCATCACGTATGCCCGACGCCAAGCGCAGCATCCACCTCGTGCTGGCTGCTATCATCGCTTATTACGAGTGCGTGAAAAAAGAGAAACCCATCAAGGATATTGATATAATGTCAGAAGCCACGCCCCTCGAACTCGGCAAGGCCCTCGGCACCATCATCAACCTTTGGGCAAAGTTCTACAACATCCCGAAGGGCGAGCCAAAAGACAAACCTCAGAAAGGAAAGGGGAAAAAGGCAAAAAACTGACTACCGCCCACGACATCTATCAATTGCTCGTGGGCGAGATAGGCATCCCCCGTCATGAATTCCTCTACGACCTCCGCTTTTGGGAAGTCCGGCGCATCATCCGTGGCTACCGCCGCCGCGACTGGCTGAAGCATCAGCTTATGGCCGAAATCGTCTATGCCGCCACCTTCGCCATGCGAAATCCCGAGGGCAAGACAGTGGCAGACATGTTCCCTATGCTCTTCGAGAACGACGACGATGACGACGAGCCACCCATAACCGAGGAAGACGTGGCAGATTTGCAACAGCTCATGGCTAATATTAATGCAGAAGCCGAAGGGTAGTTCCTTCGGCTTCTGTGCTCACAAGGGCCACAAAACAAACCCTTTTCATTTTTTCTTCTTTTTTAGTAGTTTATCTATTTTGTTAAATTCATCACGCACCGACTGAGCCAGCACCTTGGCATACCTTTGCGTCTGTTTGATGTTGGCATGCCCGAGCATCTTGGCAAGGTTCTCTATCTTCACGCCGTGGGAGAGCATGTAAGTTGCGAAGGTGTGACGGGCAAGGTGGGAGTGCAGCGGGTAAGTTATGCCAGCAGCCTGCCCGACCATCTTCAATTCCCGATTATACACCTGATTCGTCATTTTCGGAACAGACATGCCATACCTCTCCAGCACTTCAACCGCCGGAGGCAGAAGCTGATTGACATACGGCACGCCCGTCTTAATACGTGAACCGATGGCACACCATTTACCTTTGATTTTTTTATATGATGAAATGTCGAAAGCTTGGGCATCTGAATAGGACAGTCCCGTGTACATCTGGAAGACGAACAAGTCACGCGCTCGCTCCATGAACGAGCCTGGTGCAGGCGAGAACTTCCGAATAAGTTCCATTTCATCTTCCGTCAGGTATTCGGTATTCTCGCGGTCGCCCTTCGAGAACACCCCACGGAGCCGGTTATAAGGATTGAAAGGAATCAGCTCACTACGCTCTGCCCGTCCAAGCAACGAGCGCAAGCACTTGTGGTAATTATACACAGCACCGCCTGTTATCTTACCGCTGCGGCCATTCATCTCCCGAAGCCATGCATCCAACTTATAGATATTATCAACCGTCACGTCATACCAGTCACGTATAAGCTCGAATTCCTCCAGCCGCTTGACAAGGCTGACATAATGCTTCCGAGTGCCGTCAACGACGCCAAGTCGCTCAATCTCCGACCGCATCCACGGAAGAACTTCATCTTCAGACGCGGCACTGTATATTTTCTTTCTGATTTCCGCAACATTGACGTCACGGTGAGCCTTGAGAGCAGAATTCACCTCTTTGCCGACTTTACGGAGCAATATGTCAAGCTGTTCATTGAGCGTTTCCGCCTGCGGATGATTGATAATGCGGTCTGTCCATTGACGCGCACGTACACGCACACCCGTATTTATATAATATGAGCGGCGGTCAGAAGTCACACGAATCTCAAGGGGCCCTTCAGCACCTTTCTTGGTGCGTCCACGATGGTCGAATACAATACAACTGGTAATCATAGTTTTAAGTTTTATTTGTTTCCCCACCGTTTCCCGCTTGGGGAAACAAATGGTAAACATGCGTCCCTAATTACACCAATATATCCATCTTTGTACTTTGTGGCTTTACACCCATAACCGACTAATAATACGCTATTTGTTAGTTTTTCACCGCTTTAGTATTTTTCCATGAGGTGATCCGGAAGGGGTTATATTTTGGCTTATAATCGGCTGTCAATGAGTCGTAAATGGAAATGGTGGGGAAACGGTTGGTAATTTGTTTTGTTCGTTTTCGGAGGGGTTATGAATTGGATAATGAACACTTAATATATGCGTCGGTGAAGAATATATCTTCTTTAGGACGGTAGCCGATGTAGATGAAGCATGGGCAACTTAGTGTTGCGTAGCGTCGGACTTCGGATGTCATGTCACGTGGGACATAACCGAGAAGCTGCCAGTCGGAGGTCATGATGCGGATGGCGTCGGGATCATAGGGATTGTCAGGTTCATCGGCAAGGATGGCAAGCGACTCACCGAGGTACTTCATGGCAGTGGCCTTATAGTGCGATATGCCTGCAATCTGGAATTCTATATAATCCAGATCTTCAAACCTTGATCCTTGGGCCACACACTGACGTGATAGCCTTTGTCTTTTACGCAGAAGAATTTTAGTTCTTGAACAGGCGCGTTGGGGTTGTGTACGTCGCGAGGTCGCGGATCGGGCTTCGGCTGTGGGTCCGTCCCGGGCTTTGGCTCAGGCTTTGGCTGGTCGTGTACTTGCTTCTTTCCGTCGAAGAGGCGCAGCAGGAAATAAACACCTGCGCAGAGAAAAATCCAAAATAACGCTTTCATATTTTTTATTTTTTATGGTTCTGCTACGAGCCTGGAAGGCTGTTGTGGCATTGAGTATTGATGACTGGACCTGAGTAGTTCGTCACGCAATGCGTGTATCTCTTCGATAGAACGACGCAGTTCGCGGTTCAATGCTTCATTCTGTTTTATTTGCTCGGTAAGGATGCCTATAAGCGTATCTGCCCATACGGGATTGTCTGATGATGGTGGCGTAGTATGACATTCTTCTTTTTCCATTGCTCCGATTCCACGAATCAACCAATCTTCGCTGATTCGTGGAAAATGAACGCAAAAGCTATGCAGAAAACTATCATTGAAGAATGGTGGTCGGCCATAATATGCCCCAGAAACATGTTCTCGCGTTCTCCCCATAATCTTTGCCAGTTCTGTCTTGGTGTGATATGCACCAGTGCTCCGCATAAAGTCGTATGCGCACTGAAATCTTCCCAATTTATCCATATTTATACGTTTATTTCTTAAAAGATGTTAAATATTACACGCAAATTATCCACATACGGATAAAACTATTTATCTTTGCAATCGAAAACGTATAAAAAACGTTTCGGGCATAAAAATAGCCGTCCGACTCAGCGGAGTCAGTTTGCGATTATTGGCGTTGCAAAAATACGGCTATTTTCCCGAAAACGTATAAAATAAAATGGAAAATTAAGAAAAATTAAGACTTTATGCTGGACGAACGAACAAAGCAGGAAATCACATCCACTGTGAGATATGCCATACAGCATGCGCTGGAGACATCCGAAGAGAAGTGGATCAGCGGCGAAGAGCTGTGCAAACAGTTCCAATGCTTCACGCCTGGATGGCTGAAGCGTAATGGGAAGTTTTTGGATAGGACGCGCGTGGTAACGGTAGGCAGCGACGGGAAAGAACAGCGCACTGGCTGGGTTTATCCGATGCACAGAATTGGGCGCAT